TCTTTCTTTGCCAAACGGTTCTGCCACTATTGGACAAGGGTATCGTTTACGTCATTGAGGATGTGGGGTTTCCCGATCACATAACGCAAGCTCTGAGTGATTTCGATTGCTGGATACCAAGAATTAAACGCAGATGGCGCAAGAGCCGCCTGATGGTTGTTAGGAGAAAAGATGACTAGGCTATCCGTGATAATTCCCTCATACAAGGACCCATTATTGGTAAAGACAATTGGCTCCCTGCTTACTAACTCAGAATTGGGCGATGAGTTAGAGATCGTGACTGATATGGAACCCACCTCTGGCGGATATGTATATTTACTAACCAATAAAACTAACGGGAAGCGATATGTTGGTCAGACCACCCAGCAGGTAGAACGAAGGTGGTCTCAGCATATCTGTGATGCCAAGCGGCACGGAAAGAAATACCCGCTACATAGGGCCATAAATAAATATGGGAAAGACGGTTTTGAAATATCTGTGTTAGCTAAGGCTTGTTCCATCGACGGTCTCAATATTCTGGAAAGATTTTTCATAGGTAGGTTGAGAACTATTGTCCCATTTGGTTATAACCTTCTTAGTGGTGGGAGAAATGGCGGCAAGTTACCTGAGACAACACGTAAGAAAATCAGTATCGCTTGTACTGGGAAGCCGGGAGTGCCACACACAGAAGAGTTTAAGGAAAGACTGCGCGAGCGCTCTTTGGGCAACAAGTATTCGCTGGGTCGCAAGCAGTCCAAAGAGGAACGGGAGAAACACAGGATCATCTCCACCAGATACAAGAGGGGAGCAAACGGACAGTTTGTCAAAGAAAGATGAGCAATATTATTCTGTCAGTTATAATTCCATCCTATAAAGACCCCCTGTTGATAAAAACAATTGGTTCTCTACTCGCCAATTCCGAACTAGGGGATAGACTGGAAATCATCATTTCCCTAGATGGCTACTGGCCGAGCTTTGAGTTGGTGCAAGACCCGCGGGTGCGTTACATCCACCTCGGCAGAAACCGTGGGATGCGTGGGGCGATAAATGCCGCCATAGCTGTTGCTCGGGGCGAGTACATCCTACGGACAGACGAACACTGCATGTTCGCTCAAGGATACGACAAGGTGCTCACAGGACACTGTAGGCCGAACTGGATAGTCACACCCAGGCGATACTTTCTCGATCCAGTGAAATGGGAAGTCATGGATATCCCACCAGTGGATTATGAGAAGTTGGTCATTCAGAAGGTCAACGACAAAGTGCGTAAGTTTGCTGGTCGGCCCTGGAAAAGCCGCACGACTGATCCCGTACATGCGCGAAAGACGATCGATCAGACGATGGCTATGCAGGGGAGCGCATGGGTAGTCCCTCATAAATGGTGGGATGATGTTATTGGAGAGCTGCAAACCGAGGGCTATGGTCCTCTATATGGCGACAGCCATGAAATCGTGTTCAAGACCTGGAAGGCTGGGGGAAAGCTGGTGGTGAACAAAGGAACTTGGTTTGCCCACAAACATAGAAGTTTTCGCAGAACCCACAACGATGGGACTAAAGAGAACCCCGCCAACAAAGAGGCTGGTTGGGCATACTCATTGTCTATTTGGGAAGACTATTACCAGAATAAGATACGCAAGGTATGGAAGATATGAAGCAATTTTCCAACTACCAGCATGTGCCTGGGGAGCCAATGACAGAACGCGACAGGCAGGAAGTTGGCAGTAAGTTCTGGAATAAGGGCAAGTGGGACAACTTTGTAGCGCCGTTCCTCCCCAAGGACTGTGAGGGAATGACCCTGGTAGACATGGGATGCAACGCGGGCTTATTCCTAGAACAGGCTGAACAGAGAGGCTTCCAGCGGGTCATAGGAATTGATAGAAACAAGGAGGCAATGAGAAAGGCGATAGCGTACAAAGAGCGGATCGGCGGGAAGTATGAGCTACGTCGTCAGTACATGCAGAACTGTATAGAAGGGCTGCCGATGACCGACTATACCGTATTGGCGAACTCGCACTATTACTTTCTGATTGACAGTTGGCTTGAATACTTGGATAAGCTACGGACAAAGAGCGCATACTGTATTATCGTTACGGCGCAGAAGCAGCGCAGGTTTGATCACGCGTCGGCAGACCTGAAAGATATTAGGAGTTACTTCGCGCAGTGGGAGGAGGTAGGCTTTATAGACGAGCTTTCACTTGAGGGGGACCCGTTCCCAAGACGATTGTGGGGACTGTGCTTCAAGAATCCGATCCTTGAGAGAGTGCCGATAGACAGCCTGACCACCGGCAACAACGTGCAAAAGGGGTTCTATGCAGACCTGGACAAGGGGAAGCATTACAGCGAGACAAGATATTGGCGCATCCTCAAACCGTATCGGCTGAAAAAGGGGTGGCCGCTGAAGAGAATAGAGCGATATGTTCAGATAAAGGTCGATCTCTACAAGGATATGAAGAAAAATGGGTTGCTCAAGCCGATAGTGGTCACTGCCTATGATGCCCCACATCTTGAGCCGCAGGATCGGATCATCGACGGCAACCACAGGTATGCGATAATGAAACACCTTGACCACAAGAGTATCTTGATAAGGAGAGTATAGGCATGAGAGGTGCGATTATTTACATCAGCTCCAATCACGAAAAATGGGCATTTGAGCAGAAGATCATTGCGGACATGCTCTCAAAGACCGACCTGCCCATCTACAGCGTGACGCAGAAGCCGGTGGACTTGGGAACGAACCAGTGTATCGGGGACGTGGGCACATCTGGCTTCAACTTTTGTCGGCAGTTGCAGATGGTGATTGAATTGGCTGAGGCGGACTATGTGATTAGCTGTGAGGCAGATTGTCTGTACCCACCTGATTATTTCACTTTCGTTCCACCTGATATTAGCAAGGTCTATCGGCATCGCCCGAACTATGTGCTGGGCTATAAGCGAGACTACTTTAGCGAAAAGAAGTCGCAAACGGCGTTCCAGGTAGCAGGCAGGGAGGTGTTACTCGATCGATTGAACTATCTATTGAGGGGCCAGCCACAATGGAACACCGAGATGAAGAACTTTCCGAAAGAGATCGGGCTGCCATTCCTGGAAGGTTGGGAAACATTTTGGACAGAGTATGCTTGCCTGACGATCAAAACGGGACAGGGGATGCGGCGCCATACAGCAGCAGGGAACACACCAGTTTATGAGTTGCCCTACTGGGGCAAAGCAACAGACTTGAGGAAGGAGTACCACCTGTGAGGATAGAAGACGGACTTGAGTTAGAACCCAACAGGTGGGGACAAGTAGAGATACCAGGTTGTGGTAGGGATGACTTGCCACAGTTCTTTGCCGATAGGGGCTACAAAGTAGGGGTAGAGATCGGCGTCTACAAGGGGGTATTCACTCGGCAGTTCTGCGAGGCAGGGCTAAAGGTATACGGTGTTGATCCGTGGAAAGTCTACGGCGACTATCATAGTCATCGGAAGCAAGCGAGGCAAGACTTTCTTTACGAACATGCGATGCGATACCTAAAAGATTACGACTGTACGATCATCCGAAAGACCTCAATGGAAGCCGTTGAGGACTTTGAGGACGGGAGCATAGACTGGGTATACATCGATGGCAATCATCAACTCAGGTATGTGATTGAGGATATTGTCGAATGGTCAAAGAAGGTCCGAACAGGTGGGGTGGTCTCTGGCCATGACTATGCCGAGACAGTCAATAACCCCCATAGTGCGAATGTACTACAGGCCAAGTACGCCGTGGATGCTTATGTGAGGGCTTACAGGATAAGGCCTTGGTTCATACTTGGTCGAAGGCGGGCACCAAAAGGGGAGTACCGTGATAAGTGGAGGAGCTGGATGTGGCTGAAACCATAAGGGGCATCATATATTACACCGACCTTCGCTTAAAAGAGCCAATTTACTCGGTGGTACAGAAGCTATTGCTGGAAGCTGGCCTGCCGATCGTCAGTTGCTCTCTGAAAAAGCCTATTAGCTTTGGATACAACGTCGTTGTTCAGGGCACGAGGAGCTATCCTACTTATATCCGACAGATCAGGACGGCGCTAGAGACGAGCACAGCAGAATACGTGTTCTTTTGTGAGCATGACTGTCTTTACAGAAAGGAACATTTCGCGTTCACGCCACCCAGAGACAACATATTCTATTATGATAAGAATGTGTACAGATGGTTGTACGGTTCAGATACAGCT